GACAAAGTCATGACCAATGTGGCATATGCGATACATGAGGATTTAGTCAATCAAGGTGTTGATCCTAGAACAGATTACTACTATACTGAGATTGATAAACGTATGCGTGAAAATCTTCCGCATAAGTTTCAACAAGATTCTTCACCCGAAGAACCCGCAGCGCAACAGCCCGTCCAGACTGTTGCAAGCGCAAATCGAAACAGAGGCACAGGACGCAACGTAGTTAAGTTGTCAAGTTCAGAAGCGGCTATCGCAAAACGACTTGGTCTTTCCAACGAGCAATATGCGTCGGAAAAACTAAAGTTACAGAGGAGGTAACATTATGGTAAATAAAACACCGAGATCTGCATCCACAAGGGATAAAGAAGCACGAACTAAACACTGGCAACCACCTAGCACGCTTGACACTCCGACTCCACCTGATGGTTATAAATTCAGATGGATAAGAGAATCAGTGCATGGATATCAAGATAATAAAAATATTATCGGTCGAATCAGACAAGGTTATGAACTTGTCAGAGCAGACGAATATCCAGACTTTGATTTTCCTACGGAGTCCACGGGACAATACAAAGGTATTGTTTCAGTGGGAGGACTATTATTGGCAAAGGTGCCATTAGAGATCGCAGCGGAGAGAGATTCTTACTACTCCGAACAAACTCAACGTCAACAGGATGCTGTTGATAACGATCTGCTAAAGGAACAACATCCTTCTATGCCTATTAATAAGCCCGAGCGACAAACTAAAGTTACGTTCGGTGGCTCGAAGAAAAGTGAATAATTTTTAATCAGCCTAAATGTAACGCTTACTAATAACTAATACTTTAAGGAGTAATAAAATGGCAAACTTTAGCTCAGGTTTCGGATTCCGACCAAGCAGAATGCTCGGCAGTGGTTACAATTCCACTGGTCAAACAGAGTATGTGATTGGTAACAACGAGGCATCCGCAATCTTTCAAGGTGATCCAGTTATATTAGTAGCGAACGGTGCTATTGATATAGGATCAACAAAAGGTGCAGAGCTTTTAGGTATTTTTAATGGATGTGAATATACTGATCCAACGACCAGTAAACCAACATTCAGCAATAGATATCCAGGAAGCATCGCTGCAGACGACATAAAGGCATTTGTTATCGACGACCCAGATGCGGTTTTCGAAGTCAAAGTAGATGACGCTAATGCAGGACAGGCTCAAGTGGGTATAAACTGTAACATCGCAACCTACGCAGCAGGATCTACCATCTCAGGTATATCTTCTGTGAAGATTGATGGTGGTAGTTTTACTACTAACGCTGGAGCAAACTTTAGAGTGGTAGGTCTTTCTACAGATCCAGACAACAGTGATTTTACAGCGGCTAACGCTAACATTCTTGTCAAGATTAACCTACACTCACTAAGAGATACAACAGGCGTATAGGAGGTTAAACTATGGCTATTTCTAGAAGTCAACTCGTCAAAGAGTTAGAACCAGGTTTGAACGCTCTGTTCGGCTTGGAGTACGATAGGTATGAAAACGAACATGCCGAAATCTTTGATGCTGAGTCATCAGACAGAGCATTCGAAGAAGAGGTAATGTTATCCGGATTCGGTTCCGCACCAACTAAATCAGAAGGTGGAGCAGTATCATTTGACACAGCTAACGAGACTTTCACAGCTCGTTACACACACGAGACAATTGCACTTGCATTCTCAATCACCGAGGAAGCAGTAGAGGACAACCTTTACGACAGACTCGCTGCGAGATACACAAGAGCATTAGCTCGTTCAATGTCAAACACAAAGCAAGTTAAGGCTGCTGCAGTTCTTAACAATGCTTTCGCTGCCGCAGGTGCCGCAGGAACAAATCCTGGTGGTGACGGTGTATCACTTATCAATACACAACACCCACTTCAATCAGGTGGTTTTCTAGCAAACAGATTAGCGACAGACGCTGATTTGAACGAAGCATCGCTTGAACAAGCATTAATCGACATCGCTGATTTCAGAGATGAGAGAGGCTTGAGAACAGCTATCCAAGGTATGAAACTTATCATTCCAAGACAGCTACAGTTCACAGCTAACAGATTAATGGAATCAACATTGAGAACAGGCACAGCAGATAACGACATCAACGCAATCAGAAACATGGGAGTAATTCCACAAGGTTATGTGGTAAATCACTTCTTAAATGATGCAGATGCATTCTTTATCAAAACTGATGCTCCAAACGGATTCAAACACTTTACAAGAACTCCGTTATCAACTTCAATGGAAGGTGACTTTGATACAGGTAATATCCGATACAAAGCAAGAGAGAGATACTCATTCGGTTTCTCAGATCCACGTTGTGTATTTGGTACATCTGGCGCATAATCTTTACTAAAATATTAAACTTAAAAGGGCGGTTGTATCCGCCCTTTTTTTATGCCATATTGGAATTCTAGCATTTAACAGTCATACACACTGAGCTAGCAGACGGTATAGAGACTGTATGACTATGGTCTATACAACCAAGGAGGTTTATTATGGCTACACACTTTAAAGGGCCAATATTATTTTCAGCGCAGAGAGCTGCACTAGAAAATTTAAATATTGCCAGATGGAATGATCAATTCATTCAGTTCGATGATTTCGATCATGGAGCACTTGACGAGACACTAAGATTTACAATCGTAAAAGATTCAGGAGCAGCCGCAGCTATCGTTGCAGATGCAAGATCTGGTGAACTCAACTTAACTTCAGCGAACACAACAGATAATGATGGCGCTTCGATTCAAGGTAAACATGAATTTTATTCTTTACCTTCAACAGCGGGTAACAAGTTATATTATGAAACAAGAGTTAAAATGTCTGACGTTGATCAGATGGATGTTCTTGTTGGATTAACAGAAACTTTTACAACCAACCCTGAGAATGCTTTAGCATCAGCAAACATCATTGGATTTTTGTTAACAGACGGTAGTGCTGTAATTCAAGGAACTACTGAGGCTAGTGGAACACAAACTCTTGTGACATTTGATGATACAACTTTGTCAACTCTAACTAATGATACTTATGTAACTTTAGGTTTTGTTGCAACAACAGGTCGTGAAGCTGCTAAAAATAAAGTTGATTTTTATATCAATAGAAAATTTGCAGGAACAAGTAACACTAACATTCCAACAGCAAATATGAAATTAGCTGCTATGAGTATATCAGGTGATGCCACAGGTCAGAAGATAACAACCATTGACTACATAATGGGTGCTCAAGATAGAGACGTAAGCTACGAATAGGAGTAAACCATGATTAATACTAAAGCAGCTCAAAGGTCAAACACAGGCTTACTTCATACAGGGCCTGCTAGATTGGTATTTATTTATGGTGTTCCCACAGGAACCGCAGGATCTCTTATTTTAAGAGATAGCACAGACGGTTCAGGTGATATAAAAGTACAACTTGATAGCGTAGGATCTAATAGAACATTGATTGAGGTTCCTCTAGCCGACGATGGTATGAGGTTCGTTAATGGTATTCACGTAACACTTACTAACGTTGCGGGATGCACTGTGTTCTTTGCAGGGTAATCCATCATGTTAGATTATAAAGCAAAACATTTAACAGCCACTGGAGTAATTTCCAGTGGCCCCGCTAGATTGATGTATATCTATGCAACACCAGATAGTAGTCCGGGAACTATTGAGTTAAGAGATAGCACAGATAATTCAGGACCTATTTTAGTTACTTTAAACACACCTAATACTACCAACACTAAAGTAAATATTGATCTTCGTAATTATGGTATGAGGTTTAGCACAGGGATACATTGTACTTTAACAAGTACAGCTAGTATCACCGTGTTCTTTGCAGGATAATGGCAGACAAACAACCACCAAAAACAAAAAAATATTTCCGCTCCACTAAGTCTGGGGCGGGAATGACAAAAGCTGGGGTTGCTCGTTACAGACGAGAAAACCCTGGTTCTAAATTAAAAACAGCAGTCACAGGTAAAGTAAAACCTGGTAGTAAAGCTGCGAAAAGAAGAAAGTCTTTCTGTGCTAGAAGTGCAGGACAAATGAAAAAATTTCCTAAAGCCGCAAAAGATCCCAACTCAAGATTAAGACAAGCTCGTAAGAGATGGAGATGTTGAATGGGAAAGTGGTTTATTTATTTAATAAGCTGTCTCATACTAACTTTAATGATAGTTATTGGAGGCACAAAAAATTTTTACGCTGAGACAAATACCGTGTCGAGTACGGTAGTAAACAATACGCCCCCAACAGCAAATGCACCCGTTCTCCCCAATTCAAATAGTGATATTTGTAAAGTTGGTGTGGGCGGTGCCGTTCAAAATAATGTATTAGGTATCGCTACAGGCGTTCTTATAGACGATGAGCT